GGGCGTCACCGTGGCCGCAATCGCGGCGCCCTGCGCCGCCCCCTCCGTCGCAGCGCTGACGCCCCCGAACATGGCGTCATACATCTGCTCGCCAGCCCGCTTGAACATGATGTCCGCGAAGTTGCCGAACTGATTGGACAGGAAGCCTTGCAGATCGCCCGACAGCGCCGCCCGAATGCCGTCGCTGAAGGCGGTGGCGAACAACTCCCGCTGCTCGCCATAGGTGGCGGCGGCCCGTTCTTGAGTGACTTCGGCGGTCGCTCGGCGCTCGGCCTCCGCCCTGCCCAGCCGACCGTCCTGCTGATAGCGCGCCGTCCGCTCACGGATGGCCGCCTGGTCCTGAAGCTCTTTCGTCAGCGCCCGGTTGCCGCTCAGCTGGGCCACCTGGAGCCGGTGTTCCTCCCGCGTGATCTCCAGCGCCCGTCGCGCAGCGTCCGCCCGTGCTGATTGGATCGAGGCCAGAATACTCGTCGCCTTGGCCTCGGCGCTCGCCTGATCGGTCGACACCTTGGCTAGGGCGGCGACAAGTTCGCGCCGCTCGATCTCTTCTTCAATCGCCCTGACGCTAGCCCAGTTCTCATCGACGCGGGCGATGTCCAAATCCCAGTTACGGATCAGCTGCGCCTCTTCGCGCTCTCTCGCGCGGGCGCGGGCCTGATCCAGCTGCGCCTGAGCCTCGGCGCTGATGCGCTCAGCCTCGGCGGCGCGCACCCCTGCATCCTTCAGCGAGCGAATGCGCGCGGTGATCTCGGCCGACCGTTCCAACTCACGGACAAGCGCGGCCTGTTGGTCGAGTTGCGCGACTTCAAGCGCCGTCTGGGCCTTGAGGTCTTCCAGCATGCGCGCCCGCTGTTCGGCGCGGCGCGCCTCGCCCTTGTCCGCCTTCCCGCCCGATCCCGCCGCGCGAACGGCCGTGGCGACGGTCTCTCCATCTTCAACGATGGACTTCAAGCCGTTGAAGGCCTCTTCCGCCGCCTCAGCTTGTGCCCGCAACCGCCGAAGCTCGGTCGTGTCCTTGACCGTGTCGATGGGGTTGCCGTTCGGGCCGATCCCGCCCGGTCGGGAGCCGCCTTCGAACTGGAGACCGCCTGCCGGGATGGCGCCGACGCTGAAGACGGGATTGGCGCGGATCTGGTCGCGCGTGACATTGCGCTCGCGCTCCTTAGCCTTGGCGTCCAGATAGTCGTTTCGCGCCATCTGCGCCTTGAGGCGCTGTTCATCCAGAATGGCCGCGATCTTTCGGCGGATGGACGCCGTTTCCTCGTCGTTCGCCGTAGCCAGCTTGCGGACCAGCTTCTCAAGCTCAGTCGTGGCCGGTTGCACCGCCTGATAGGCCTGCGCCTGGGCCCGCGCGGCGATGGCCGCGTCGCTGGAATGGTAGGCCAGCGCGATCAGGCCGACGGTCAGGGCGGCAATCGCAGTCGCGGCCAAGCCGACAGGTCCGCCAGCCAATCCCATGAGAGAAGCGCCAAGCCCTGCGGTGCGAACGCTGAGCGACATGGACGCGGCGGTCGCGGCGGTCAGCGAGGCCACATACCGAACCCCGAAGAAGGCTCCCACCGCCGTCAGGATCGGCAGGATCGTGTCGAGGTTTTGAGCGAGGGCCGTGATTGCGGCGGCGACGCGCGCGCTGGCCTCGACCGTGTCGTCGGTCTGTCCGATGTATTTGACCATCTCGTTGCGCAGGCCGACGAGCGCCTGCCCGATGGTGAGGGTCGCTGCCTCGGCGCGCTTTTCGACTTCCGGAAAGCCCTTGAGCAGCGCGGCGAAGAACGCCTCGCTCGTAACCTTGCCGTCCAGAACCTGCTTCCGCAGTTGAGCTACGGACAGGCCCATGCCCGAGGCCGCCGCCCGTGCGATGACGGGCGTCCCCTCCATGATGGAGTTGAACTCTTCCGCCCGGACGATATTGGCGCCCAACGTCTGGCCGAGCTGGAGCAACGGCCCCGCGACAGCCTGCGCGTTCTTGCCCTCCAGCCGCAGGCTCGCCGCGACGCCGTCGGTGAACTTCAACAGATCGCTTTGCTGCGCCCCCAGGTCTTCGGTCGCCCGCGCGGTGCTGGCATACAGATCGCTCAACGAGGAAATGGCCACGCCATTCTTTGTCGCCGTAGCGAACAGGTGATCCTGAACGCTCGCCATCTCGGCGCCCTCAAGCTTGGCGTCGCGAAGCTTGTTCTGAAGGATCGTGTATTCGTCCCCCATGGACGAAACTTCCCGCGCACTGAACGCAGCCGCCAACGCCCCTGTAGGCCTCATCTTCCGGTTCCCCGGCGAAGGCCAACCCAACGGCCATGACGGCCGCGACAATGCCGTCGATCTTCTCGCCGGACTTTTTCTTCGCCGGGGCGAAGTTCATGTTTTCATCGAACCGGACGACGGTGTTCCCCGCCATCCAGCGCAGGACCGGATGCCCGCCGTGTTCCAGCAGGCCCGCATAGACGAGGCGCTCAAACTGCTTCGTCGGCTCGCCCAGCGTCGGAATGCCCTGGCGCATCTCCACGAACAGATCGGGGTCCGCACCGGCCTTCTGAAGGTCCGTCACCAGTTTACGGGCGTTCCAAGGATCGAAGCCGATCAGCTGGACGTCGAACTCGTCAAGAGCCTCTTCGATGGCCAGCTGCACCGCGTTCTGGTCGACGTAATCGCCGTCCGTAGTCTCCAGCGCGCCGCTCTCGAAAAACCTGTCGTAAGGCACGCGGTCGTCGCGAACCCGGTTCGCCATCGTGTCCGACGGCACCCAGAAACGACCGACGATGGTCCATTTCTCGCCGTCGTCTTCCGGCGGGAACAGCAGCACCAGGGCCGTTACGTCCTGCGTGGACGACACGTCGAACGCGACGAAGCACCGACGGCCCGCCATCTTCGCCCGCAGGCCTTTCCATGCCTTGGCGTCGGCTGTGCAGGCGTCCCAGCGTTTGATGTTCAGCCAGCGAACGAGACTGTCGACCCACTGGTTGAGGTGGTAGCGCCGGAAGTGCGCTTCGGCTCTCGGGTTGTCCTTCGCCATGGCGGCTTCGCGCCGCAGGAAGGCCAGCGTCGGGGACAGGCCAAGCGACGGATTGGCCTTTCGCCAGACTGTTTCGTCCTGCCAGTCGTCATCCGGATCGGCCGCGAAGATGACCACCAGCGTGGTCGGGTCTTCGATGCGCCCGTCAAGGATCGCCCGGCTTTCCTCCCACTGCCCGAACCCGACCAGCTTATCCTTCAGACCCGCCGTCGACGCATACAGGCCCATGGGTTCCAGACGGGCGCCCGTCCCTTGGCGCAGCGTCGTCTTAAGCTCGAGGCTTTCCCATTCGTGCATCTCGTCGCCGGTGACGACGGTGGGGGAGCGGCCGTGCTTGCCCTCGGCCTTACCCGACAGAAGTTCGAAGGCGGCCCTGATCTGGGGTATCCAGAGGGACTTCTTGAAGGCCGTGATCCGCTTCGACAGCGAGTTCGAAAACCCGATCATCGCCTTCATTTTGTCGAAGACGATCTTGGCCTGCTTCTCGTCGCGGGCGAACACGAAGCCCTGACCGGCTACCGGTCCCTCCAAGGCGAAGAACAGCAGCGACAGGGCGGACAGGAACTCGCTCTTGCCGTTCTTTCGCGGCACCCACAGACGCAGTTCCTGGAACAGCCGGACATGCTCGATCTTGGGCTTGCCGGTGATCTCGTCCAGGACTTCGACCGGCACCTTCCACCCGATCAACAGCCGGACGATGATCTCTTGCCAGACGTTGAGCCTGAACGGCTTTCCGGCGAACCGATCTTCCGTGAGACGAAACACCTTCGGCCACAACGCGACCGCCGCATCCGCCTTGGCGTGATCATACCATGCGTCGGCGACCTGTTCTGATCGCCGCCACGCGATCCGCGCCCATTCGTAGGTCGGGTCGCCGTCCACCGCCGCCAGCCAGGCGGGCAGCGGGTCAATGGGGCGCATGATCAGTTCAGCGAAGGCGGAGCCGAGTTGGCGCGGCCGAGAAGCCCGATGGGGTCTTCTTCGGCAGGTCCGGCGGCGGCGCCCGGTTGCGGTTCGTCCGATCCGGAGGCCGGGGCGCTGCTCTGACCTCCGAACAGGCCGCCCAGACCGGCCGAGGCCTGATCCTTGAACAGCGAGTAGCGGTCGCGCGGCGTAAGGCCGAACTTCTCGGCCAGTTTCAGCACCACGTCGAAAGCGCGCTCACGGATCGCCACGGCCGGGCGGGTGCGTTCCATGGTGCCGCCCGCCACCGTCTTCACGTTCTGGCTGTAGCCCTTGGCGAGGATTTCCTCATTCGCCGTAACCCACTCGCCCGCATAGACGCAGAACTGCGCGAAAATCACGCGGTCCTCTTCCGTCAAGCGCCCGGTCGCGACCAGCGCCGGGGCGAGGTCGCGCCAGATGCGCAGCGCAGGGGCGGAGCGTTGATCCAAGAACGCGGGCGGGGCCAGCGGCTCGCCGGACGTGGCCGGAGCCGCCGCCATAAGGTCAGCGATTTGCGCCGCCCGCTCAAGCGCGCGATCAGCCTGCGACTTCCGCTTGCCGGGATAGCCCTTTGCCTTTTCCATGCCCGGAGGCGCTGCGCGTCTTCCGCGTGCCATCGTCGCCTCCTAAAAAAACTTCCCGCCAATTCTGCGGAGATGTGCGCGGCGTTGACCCGCCGGTCCCTGACCGAAAGGCGGTAGAGATCGACCCCCCCCCCCCCCCTCGGCAGGCGGCCCGCCGAGGGGTGGCGTCAGAGAGGGTCGAGGCCGAGGCGGATGGCGAGGGCGTCGATGGCCGCGCGGCCGCGCCGCTCGACGCGCTGTTTGAAACCTGAGTGGCACTCGGTGCAGCTCGCGATCCAGTATCGCTTGTTCCAGAACACGTCTTGGTCGCCCCGGTGCGGGTATAGGTGGTCCGTCAGTTCGGCCGGGCGGACCTGTCCGGCCAGGTCGCAGTAGCGACACAGCGGGTTGTTCCGCACATGCCCGGCCGAGGCCTTGTCCCACGCCGTGGTGTAGCCGCGCTGGCGGGCCGAGCCGCGCCGCCGGTCAGCCTCACGGTTCTGCTGCTGGCGCGTCGGCTGGGCTGTGGCGCGAAAGAGGCGAGGGCGCGAGGCCATGGCAGACCTCCCTGAACGACAAAGCCCGCCACGGGGGACCGGGCGGGCTTCCGACGCATTTCGCGAAAGTGACTAAGAACTGACGTTAGTGGCCCCGCCTGTCAACCCCCGCGCTCAAGAACGTCGGCAGCGACGGCGAGGGCG